TGCCTTCTGGCTCATCGTGCTCGACGATGTCCGTAAGCACACGCTCTAGGCACTGGCCCCAGAATGCACCCTCCATGCGGATCGGAGAGATGCCGTAGGGGATCAGCCCGCGGGCCCAGCAGAACATGTGGTCCTGCCAGCCCAGACGAGGGACAGACATGGCGCAGTGCAAGCGCACTGGCCCGCTAGGGGTCTGCAGGATGGCAGGCTGCACGCCCGCCACCGCTGGATTCGCCGCGCCCACGGCTCCTCCTCAGGTTGGAGTTGTCGTCAGAAACCTATCAGCCGCCGTACACCACTCGCGTGGTCACGTTCGCGTCGGTCGCGTTGTCAATGCCCACCTCGCCCTTGTGGAGCCGAGCGGCGACCACAACGTCGTTGTTCGTGCCGTTCGCCGTCGCATCGGCCGAGGGGGTCACGCGAACCTGAACGAACCGCGGGAGAGCCTTGGTGGAGCCAAGCTCAAACCGCGTGATGTTCACCACCGCGGTGTTGCTCACGGCGGCCACCGTGTAGTCGGTGCCCTGCACCAGACCGCTGACCGTCGCGTAGGACGTGGCGGCATCGGCATCCGCAAAGCGGAGACCAAGGACGCTCGGGGCCGACGTGTTGGCCAACGAGCGGTACGCCACGTCGATCGACAGGGCATCGAAGCCCAGGCAGTCGATTGCCACGGTGTGCGTGGCGGCACTATTCACGCCGGCCACGCCGGGCGAGATGTTGAGCACGGTGCGAGTGTTCTGGGTGTGGTTCATGGTTTCTGTTCCTTGTGTCCTAGGGTCAGAGCAGGAGGGCCACGACCGGGCCAGAAGTCGTCGCATCGCCGATGTCCGGGCTGATCGCGTCGTACGACACGGTCGCCTGGAAGTACGTCTGATCGAACTCGATGTAGCGGTCGGTGCTCGCACGCACCGCAACCTGACGCCGCAGAGCGAAGTGGCTGGACTTCTTCAGGTCACCGAAGAGGGCCACCACCTGGTCGGTGCTGGCGGTCTGACGCATGACGTTGTTGTAGTAGACCGGGTAGCCCATGAACGACGGCCGACGCACGCCATCCACAACCTCGTTCGCCAGGGCACCGTTGCCACCAAGGGCGAGCGACTGCATGGCCAGAGCGTGCATCTGCGGCGTGCAGTACCAGCCAGCCGTGGGGCTCTGGATGGCGTAGGTGGGAGCCTTGGCAACGGCCGACGCGAAATCGTCAATCGTCAGGTTGGCAACGCTGGTCTGGGCCGAGTTGAAGATGTTGGCCGCAGTCGAAAGGTTGCTCTGGTTCTCGAACAGCCACTGGATGCCGCGGATGCCGCCGTTCGCAGAGACACCCGACCCAGTGAAGCCGTCAAGGTCGATCCGCTGGGCGATAGCCAGGGCGAACTCCTCGGCCACAAGCGAGGCCAGGTCGATGGCGGAATCGTCGATCAACTGGTTTGGCACGCGGGTGCCAACGCGGACTTCCTTGGCCGACAGCATGACGTTGTCGGTGGCCATGTCGGTCGCGGTCGTCTCGGCATTCGCCGCGGTGTGGTACGCGATATTTCCGCCCGTCCGACGCGGAATGTAAAGCGTGTCGCTCGTCATCGTCAGGTTGTTAGCCTGAGCCGGGAACGCACCGAACGACTCCACCAGCCGAATCACGGTGCTGGCAAATGTGTCGGGGATGAACACGCCGCCCTTGTTGTTGTCGTTGGGCGACAAGGCGCGAGCCTCGACGTTCTTTTCGTACCACGAGCGGTCCTCGGCACGGCCGAGAACGTAGCCGCGAATCCAGCGGCCACACGCCTCCGCGTCACTGGACGACCGGAAGTGCTTCGCACCACGCGGCGAGAACGACGGCCCGGCGACGGGGGCCGCGGGCACAGCCGCAACCTCGACCGGCTTCGCAGTCGCGGCCACCTTGCCACGCAGAGCGGTGATTCGCTCGGCGATGGCGTGCTCACGGGCGAGCTCCTTCTCCAGCCCTTCGGCTTCGCCAGCAAGCCGCTCGTACTCGGCGGCCTGCTCCGCGGAACGCTCCTCAACCTTGGAGAGTTCGTCCAGCATGGCGGCCACAGCGGCGGCCCGGTCCTGAAGCTTCGTGAGTTGGCTGGCCATCCGTGGCGCTCCCATATCGGGTGACAGATCCGTGTCTGTCGTTCACCCTACGGGACGAATGGCCCAGCGCTATCGCTCTTGTTTGTACGGTACAAGACTCCGCCGCCAGACGGCATCGGCCGGAACGATGGCTTTGGTCTTGTAGTCGCAGCCGCAGCACTCCAGATATCGCACCTGGTGATGCTCGCCGTGCTGATGGCTGGACCGCGTGCGAAGGCGATTGGCCTTGCACTTCGGGCACGTGCTACCGGCTTGTACCACGCAGGAAGCTCCTCAGACGTGCGGCCCGAAGCCGCAGACCAGCAGCCGCTGCCGGCCGCATATCTGGCTTAGCCTCGGGAGCCGGCTCGCTGGCAGGCTCCTGAGATGCTAGCCACGCCTCCAAGCTTCGACGGGCAACGCTCGTGGTCGAAGATGGGTACGCAGGATGCGTCACAACCGAAACATCGAAAAGCCCAGACACCTCGCGGATGCTACGCCGCGGCTTGCCGTCGTCGCCCGGGGCCCACTGCTCGCCCTTAGCGTCAACCGTGAACGCGAAGCTGCTGCCACGCAGATCGGAACGGGCCACGAGCTCGCCGATGGTGCGGCCGAGCTCCGTGTTGGGCAGCACCACGGAATACCGCAGCCCCTTCTCGTCGCTGGTGAGCTCGAGCGTGCCAGACGACGTGCGGCCCAGCAGTTGGTTCGGGTCGTGGTTGAACAGGGCCACAACGTCCTGCTTGCCCCGCTGGCGGTTCAGCACCTTGTCGAACGCCCCCGGCAGGATCGTCTCCCGAAACCCCCCCAGATCGACGCTGAGCGTGTTGTATCGCACCGCGTAGCCGGTGAGAGTCAGCCGGCCGTCGGCCCGTGTCTCCACGGCTACGCCGGCGTCCTCGGCAAACTCCCAATCGCGTCGCTCGATGTGGCTGGCGTCCATGCTGTCGCTCCTCTCTGATTCTTCTCGGTCCATCTGTTCGACTTTGTCTGCCGACCAACCTCGGGCGGCGTCGCCGCCCCACAGCATCCACGCCACGAAGCCCGGTGTTTCCTCGCCCGGCTTGTTCCAGCCCGGCCGGCGGTCGGCCTCGTGCCGAGCAAACCACGCATTCATCTCGCGGACGTGATCCTCCGTCAGCTCCTGGCGGTCGGCGATGATGTTGGCACGGCGTACCGTCTCCGGCTTGAGCCCGTCGCCACTCTTGCCCTCGTCGTGAAGCCGCAGCCCTGTGCGGGCCGCCTCAGCCATGCCGGCTGTTGGCGTGAGCTCAACCGCCATTGGCGTCGTCCTCGGTGTAGTCGGGCGAGTCTTCGCTGATGCCATCCGCCACCTCAGCCACGTCTTCGACCGCGTCGCCAGGAGTGTCCTCAACCTCACCCGGCGAGCCATCCTTTGGATCAGGCATCGGGCCCAGGTTCTCCTTCATCCGCACCTCTTCGGGCGTCATCCAGCCGTTGCGGATGGCCACCTCATACGCCGCATAGCGGCTCGTGATGTCGCCACGCAGCAGTCCTTCCACGAGGAACTCGGCGTACAGATCGCCGTCCTCTGGCAGCACGTCACGCTCAATGGCACCCTCAATGCGACGCAGCCACGGGGCGATGGTGAACTTCTCAAACGACACCATCTCGCTCTGCAGGTTCCCCCAAGTTGCTCTGCCGAGCTCCTGAATCATGTGCGGCGGCATCCGCCAGACGCGGCAGATCGCCAGCAGCGACTGCATCCAGAGCTCGGCAAGCTGGCTCTCCTGGTTCGTGGCCGAGACGGTATCGGCCTTGAGCCCGTTGCTCAGGATCGCCGTGCGGCCAGCCTTGGCCGGGCCGCGGTGTGCCGCCTCCCACTGGTCACGCAGCTGCTCGCGGACTTCGCGGGGCAACGCCTGGTCGGTGTGCAGCACGATGCCCGGCTGGGCGTTGTTCTTGTAAAACGCCGCCGCGTACTGCTCCAGAGCTCGAGCCAGGCCGATGGCATCCTTGCCGAGCTCCACCGGAACCTCGCCGTGGATGCCGTCAAACGACAGCCAGCGAACGTGCATGATCTGGTCGTCGCGGTACGCCTGCTGCCGGCCCGTGCTCGGGTCGGTGTAGACGTAGGACAGCGACATATCGCCTTCCTGCACCACCTTCATGCCGGCGGGGTTCAGCGGCCGAAGCTCGCTTACGCTGCCGCGGTCGCCGGCCACCTTGAACTGGTAGGAGTTGCCGTAGAAGCCCAGGTGCAAGCACATCTGCTCCACCCACTCGTACCGCGTCTGCCAGCGATTAGGCCGCTTGGCGAGCACGTTGTAGAGCGGAAGATCCTTGGCTCGCTCGCTGTTGTGGTCGTCCAGGCGGCGATACAGATGCAGCGGCAGGCTGCCGACAGTCTCGGCCACCACCCGGGCACACGCGAAGTACGCCGCGGTTTTCATCGCCGTCTCGGGCGTGATCCTCACGCCGCTCTCGGCGGCCATCGCCACCAGATCGTCCCAGCGGGACATGCGGGTGTCTAGGAACTTGATCTCAGGCAGCGTTGCGGTCGCGTCCATGCGTCCTACCAGAAGGAGATTTCGGGCATCTCGGCTTGCTTCATCGACTCGCCCATGTGCACTCCCACCGCCATGATGGTGGCCACGACGGAGTCCACACGTTCGGTGCTCTTGGCTTTCGACACCTTGACGTTGCCAGCCGGGTCCGTCTGGACTGCAGCGTTTCCTAACTGCCAACTTACCAACGGATTCCCGCCGAAACGCACCTTTCGGTCCACGATCAGGGCTTCGAGTTTGCGGGTCGGTGCCGTCATCGACGCGAAGCCCTGCCCGAAGAGCGTCACCGGAAGCCCATCATCGGCGAGCTCGGTGGCAAGCTGCGTCGCGTTCCAGCGATCCACTGCCAGCCGACGCACGCGATGCTTCTGGCAGAACTCAAGAATGTCGGCCCGCACCCGCTTGTAGTCCGTGCTTTTGCCCTCGGTGTAGTGCAGCCACCCGTCGCGGTGCCACTGGGAATACTGCACCCGGTCGTTTCGTTCGCGCTCGGCAGCGTTGTGCTCGGGCACCCACGCAATCACATGCACGTCGTAGCCGCCGGCATCGTTGGGCGAGACTGCCGAGAAGCAGGTGGTGTCGTAGTTGCTCGCTAGGTCGAGTCCGCACCACACGTCGCGGCCCTCGAGCGGCTCGGAGTGCGGCCCCATGCACTCAGCCACTTGGTCGGGCCGCAGCCACCGCACATCTGACGTGGTGGGGATGTTCAGCCGGTATCGCAGGAAGGCGTTGAGCTTGGTCGCGGAGTTTTCGGCCTCTTTGCAGTCCGCGGCAAACGACTCCTCGGTGATGGTGTGGCCGATAGACGGGTTGGCCTTCTTCCAGATTTCTGGGCTCTTCCAATCGTCTTCTCTGTCGGCAGCGTAGATGCAGCCGAAGAACGCTGGATCGAACGCCGGATCTGCAACGCACCGCTGGGCGTAGTCGTGCTGCTCGTACCACAGGTGCGTCTTGTTCGCCTCGCCGGCCGTGGTGATCGACAACACCAGCGGCTGACGCCTGGCGGCACCTCCGTACCGCAGGGCATCCCACAGCCGCCGGTCACCCCGCTGAGCGTGGAGCTCATCAAACAGCAGGCACGAGATGTTCAAGCCCTCCGCACGGAACGCATCCGCCGACAGCACCCGGTAGAACGAGTTGCTGCCGCGATGCACGATCGTCTTGCGAGAGTCAAGCACCTCGAGCACCTTGGACAGTGCCGGTGATGAGCGCACCATCGACGCTGCCTCGCGGTAGATGATGCCAGCCTGCTCGCGGTCGCTGGCCGCACCGTACACCTCGGCTCCGGCTTCGCCATCGGCCACCAGCATGTACAGGGCGATGCCAGCCAACAGCGTGGACTTGCCGTTTTTTTTCGGGACTTCGATGTAGCCGACCCTCGCCTGCCTAGTGCCGTCGAGCTTTAGCCGGCCGAACAGTTCGCCCAGCACGTACTTCTGCCAAGGCAGCAAG